CCAGCAGGAGATACATGTACAGGATTTAAGCAAATTTGATTTTAAGAATCAGGATTTATATTCGCTTGCGCAGATACTTGACCCACATGACGCTATTCCTCATGCGATTATATGGAGAGCGGTAAACAGTTCGGGCGCATGTTATTATTACAAGGAGGGTTGGATTGACGGAGATATTGAGGATATATCAAAGTTCATAAAGGCACAAGAGATCGGCTATACAATAGAACAGAGAACGATTGACCCGAATTTCGGCAATAAGACATATGGCAATACAAAGCTAACAGTTAAAGAGGAATTTGCAAAGCATGGATTGTATTATGATGATGCTATTGATGATGTGGAACTAGGGCATATGAAAGTAAGACAGGGATTGAAGTATGACCCGGATAAGAAGCTAGGGCTAGGTAATTATCCAAAGATACTATTTGATAAGACTTTGACCCACACAATTAAGTCAATAAGCAGATATGCGAGAGATGGCAAAGGAAAGCTAACAGAGGATTGGAAGCATTTTATGGATGTAGTTAGATATGACCAAATGAGTTGTCCGGCTATGTCAACGCAAAAAGATGACACTTATCAGTCGTTTTCAGAGAGGTTTAGGAGTGAATAACATTGCCGACATAGCTCACTTGGAAGAGCACCTCTCTTGTAAAGAGGATGTAGAAGGTTCGAGCCCTTCTGTCGGCTCTAAGGAGGTTGTATGCACATTAAACCCATAGTAATAGTAGGCACAAACGCACAAGGTCAGTTAATAGTATCAGGAGACTTAAAAAATAAGAAGGTGCTATTGAACGCATTAGCAGACGGCATAAAGATTGTTGCAAACTACAAGGAAAAGAAGATAATAAAACCACATCTTATAATTAAGGGGAATTGATATGGTAATAAAATTAAACGGTAAATATATGATATGGAAAGAAGATAAAGGTGTTGAAGTTTTCTTTTCTCCTAAATTTCTTATTAGAAGCATTAGCCACTTTTGTACCAACGCTGGATTATGGAATTGTGTAGGAATACGTTTTTTAAAGATTAATGAAAAATATTTAATTAGTTTACATTATCACATTGGTTGGAATGATGCCTGTAAATATAGTGGTTTTAGAATTAGAAGTTTTCAAATATTGGGATGTGAAGTTAAATTACCGTTTTTTAATTATGATTCAGCTTAAATAATATTAAGGAGTTAAATAATGGCTAAGAAAAAGAAGAAAGAAAAGGAATTAAAATCAGGAGAGTATGAACTTAAACAAACTGGAAAACCTAAAGACGAAAAATCTCCTTATGTGAAACTAAAACTAAAACCTGAACTAAAGAATAGAATATCTAAACTTATATTGGCAGAGGTTAAGAACTCCACAACAAACGAAGATAGAAAAGCATTTATAGAGCATTGTGATTATACAAGAAAAAGATATAGTATGGAGGATTTAGATACAGACTTTCCATGGGAGAATGCATCAAAGCGTAGGACAGGAGGCACAACAATAGCCTCTGATAGACTTATGCCTCGTATGGAGAGGGCTTTGTATGGTTCGGGACATATAATAAACATAACACCGGGTAAGGATGTTTTAGAGGATGATGCAGATAAACAGGAGAAATGGCTTGACTATAATCTAAGAGAGGACATGAAGATTGAAGAGAAGAGCAAGAATATACTCTTTGATTCTATAATGCTTAATTTCGGAGTATCTAAGAATCACTGGCAAGCAAATGATGAACAGAAAGAAGATATAGGCGTCTATCAATCAGCAAAAGAGTTATTAGATAAGTTTCCCAATATATTTAAAGATCCGCTAAAGGCAAACGAAATAGGATATATACTAAAACTAACAGAGTTTAATACTTTAGAGGAACTCTTACAGACTTATCCTGAAGTCATGTCTGGCAACTATGATAATCTACCTGAAACAGATGTGAAAATAACATTAAGGGAAGATTATATGGATTACTCATCAGGTCAAAAGATAGAGTGGGTTGACCCTAAAGACATAATCTTTCCTAAAGGCACAAAGAATGCAAAGGATGCTTGGATAGTTATACAGAAACTAACCATGAGGAAAGACGAGTTACTAAGAAAGAAAAAGAGTGGATTCTTTGAAAACGTAGACAAGATATTCGTAAAAAAAGATAAAGATAGTGAGGATGATAGTGATTATGGCAAGGAATATGACATATACGAGGCTATACTTAAATATGATGTAAATGATGATGGGCTGGAAGAGAAGAGTGTATTTTGGGTAGCAACTGGGGAGAATGAGAAGAGTATTTACTTGCGAGGTATTAAGTTCCCTTATGATCATGGCGATAATTACTTTATAATACACAGGACATCATTAACTAGATATGGATTTTATACAGGTGGAATGTCAGCTAAACTCAAATCTGTTAATGAATCAGAGGATAGACGAGTTAATCAAGTATCTAATGCCTTTGATCAGGCTATTGTTAAGGGATGGATTCATGTTAAAACACCGGGTTCTCCATTTAATCCAAGAGTTCATAAATACTATCCGGGTTGTATTCGTGAGGTAGCAGACCCAAATGAGCTTACACCTGATGGCATGGGTGATATACCTAGCTCTAGTATGACATTAACAGAGGATAATCGTAGAGAGAGTGAGACATTAAGCGGCATACCTACTAATCTTATGTCAGGTCAAGTTACACCACAAGACCCAAATGCCCCGGCAAAGAAATCAGAGATACTACTTAGCGAATCAAATATATCTATAAGCGCTTACATGAAGAATTATGTTATTGGGTTAAAAGAAGAAGCCAAACAAACACAGTATAATAACTATCAATTCAGAGATGATGATAAGATGGATTTCAGAACAGATAAGGGCTTTGACGATATAAGCAAACAGCAGATAATGGCTAAAGGCGTCTTTACATGTAAGTCCTCTCTTGAGAGTGTCGGTTCAGAGGATAAAGCAAGGGCAGCACTTGGACTATTAGGTCAATTAGCACAATATCCTTTATTCGCTAATAATCTTAAATTTCAAGAGGTTATGTTTAAAGTAATTATAACTAACTGGAATGAAGAGTTTGCTAGACAGTATGATAATATGATGCCAGAGGGCATGAGACAGTTGATAGAACAGCAACTTGCAGAGGCACAGCAAATGGCACAACAGGAGGAAGAAGCTAAAAAGAATAAGGGTAAGTTACAGCTACCACAAGAAAATCAAATACCACAAGAACCACAACCACTAAACCAAGGAGGGCAAGTGTAAATGAATAAAATAACACCGGAAGAAGAAATACAACATGCAAACTACATGGAGATAGCAAAGATATTTGAAGATAATGCTGAACATCCTATACAGTTACTCTATACAAGGCTTATTAAAGAGGCTCTAGAGGTTCATAACTTCGCAATAAGCCATTTACCTATATCAGACAGCATAGAGAAGAAAATGCAGAAGATAGAGAAGATATCAGGACGTATTGCAGAATTAGAGTTATTGCGAGATATGCCAAATAGTTACATTACATACAAGAAAGAGGCGGAACGAGAGGACAAGGATGACTAAATGGGAAACTGAAACAATAGATAAGATACGAAAGGTAATAGATCATGGCTGGGGGAAAATCGTAATTACAATTTCTGCTAATGGCAAGCGAAAGCATAGGTTTTATGGGTATGATGATATAGATAATAAAACACTTGACAATGAGAATGGTTGATTTATACTAGGTATAGTTCTTTTACAAACTAAGTTGTAGCTCCGAAGAGAAAAACTAAGGGCAGATGTTACGAGATAATCGTAGTGTCTGCCCTTTTTTGTGTCCCGTTGGGACGTCCTCTATCGTTCAAGAGGTTAAATTGAATGTGAGTAGTAAAAACAAGGAGAAGTAAGATGGAGAGAAAGATAAACGTGCTGGATAAGTTCTGGAAATGGTATGTCGGAATAGGTAATGGTGGATTTGCTGATTTTAATGCTGACCAAGACCCTGATGATGATGATGACCCCGATATAGACGTTGATGATGTTGACCCTGACCCTGACCCAGATCCTGACCCAGACCCCAATCCTCAACCGGGTAAAGATGAGGTAGATGTAGGTGGTGCTAAATACACCCTAGACGCAGAAGGGAAGCACATAAACGCTGCAGGAGTAGCAGTGCTTGATAACAAAGGTGTTCCTTTCTATAACCGAGTTCGTGAATTTGACAGAAAAGAAGAAGCACATAAGCAGTCAATAGCTGATTTAAACGCACAGCATTTAAAAGAATTAGCAACGATTAATAATCAACCACAACAGCCACAGGATTTAGATGATATAGATGAGGGTACAGGTCTTACGTTTAGGAACTTACAGAACTTAGATAAGCGTAATTCAGGTAATATCACACAGATGCTAGATATAGTTGATAATCGTATGGCTAACTCACAGATTGCTAATGAAACAGCTAGATTGCAGAATGATCCTAAGTTAAAGGATTTCTTCTCTAATGCCTCTTATACATCAGAAATGGATGTTGAACTTAAAAAGTTGAGTATTCAGACAGCCTCAATGCCTAACATTGTAAACCAAGTTGTTCAAATGGTTCGTGGTAGGCATATGGATGAGATTGTTAAAACTGCTGAAAAGAGAGGTAGAACTAATGCGCTTGAAAATAGGCATATAGTTGGAGAGGTATCTTTAGGTAATTCTTCTGGTGTAAATACGAGTGGAGGTAGGCGAGCTAGTAATAAGGAAATGAAACAAGCAGCGAATATGGGCGTTTCATTAGCTTCATATTTTGAAATAATGGATCATAAAAACAAATTAAATAAGGGGAAGAAATAATGGGAACTATTAAATATGGTTTTGTATATGGCGTACGTTGCCAGATACCTGTTGTTATAGGTGATAGCGAGGTATTCAAAGACCTTGGCGGATGTTTCGTGAAGTTTGAGACAACTGTTGATGTTAATGGTAGACCTCAAGTTGTTCCAGCAGGAGATGGGGACACAGTGCTTGCAGGTTGGTTAGATGTATCTGAATATACTTCTAGTGCTACGGCTGGACAGGATGAGGCGTTGTTAGATGTTTCTCCATTGTCTATTTATAGAATAGGGGTTAGTTCAGGAACTTTGGCACTTGATGATGTTGGCGATTATTGTGATTTGGCAATAGGTGGAACTTTAGCAGCTAACTATCAGGGTATTCAGGCAGATGCAGGAGTAGAAGGAACAATCATAGTTGTTAAGAGAGAAAGTGCAACTGTTGCTCTAGTAAGACTAAATCCAAGTAAAATAACAGGTATGGCAGCGATTGCTACATAAACAAAAATAATTAAGGAGGTGCTTTAAATGTTAAGAAGTGAGCTTAAAGAAAGCATGAAGAAACAAATGTATAAATCCTTTTATGAGGGTGAGCAGTATGATAAATATGTGCCACAGTATAAGAATCTATTGAAAATGGAAAATTCTACTGCGGCTTATGAGCAATCTACATCCATAATCGGAGAGGGAGTTCTTGAGGAAACCGTTGAGGGTCAGGACGCTCCAGTAAGAAATGTTAAAGAAGCATGGACTACTATTGGTAAGAATAGGTCTTTTAAAGAAAGATATATAATTACTAAGGAAGCCCAAGATGACTTGCAACAGGTTAAGGGTATCTTGAAGAAAAAAGCTTATGGATGGGGCAATATGTGGGAAACAACTAAAGATGAACTAGCAGCTAAGGTCTTCAACTATGGTTCTATTGCGGCTGGAAACGCAGTTTTCAACAATGCAATAGCGAATGGTGTACTCGCAGATAGTACAGGAAACCTTATCTATGACAACAGAGCATTATTTGTCTTGGATGGAGCTGTTGGTGTTGAGCATCCTACTAAGGCTCTTAACTACTACCATAATCATGGTGGGGCTTTAGCTTTAACATCAAGTAACTTTCAGACTATGTATAATCTGATGGCAGTTACAAATAGCTTTAATGAAGATGGCGAAAAGATAAGCTTAAAACCAGATACGTTGCTTATTCCGCCAAGTCTTAAATTCACAGCAGACGTTCTTATGAACTCAACTAATGTTCCAGGTTCAAATAACAATGACAAGAATGTATTGAAGAGTATTGTTAATGTTGTTGAATGGGATAAGTTGACTGACGCTGATGGTTGGTTCTTGGGTTGTAAAGGAAAAGGTCTTATTTTCCAAGACAGAATGGGAATAGAGATTGATTTCTTTGAAGATAAGAGAAGCAAGAACTGGGAAGCTACTTGTATGGGTAGAGCCGGTGTCCGAGTGGACAACTGGAGATTCTGGGTAGCAGCTAACACATCTACTACATAATGTTATTGTGGGGAGTTAAAAACGCTCCCCATTTAACTAAGGAGTGATAATGGCAGAATTTCAGGCACAAGGCGAATGTTACAAGTGTGGAGGTGATCATAGCACAGTAACTAAGTATAAGGGTCATTATTACTGTTGGATGTGTTTAAAGGAACAGAAGGACTACGATAACGTAGATCACATAGAAAAGGGTTATAAGAAGTTTCATAAACTAATTGGTAAATTTAAAAGCGAAGAATAAGGAGGCGATTTTAAATGGGATTCGAGTTTAAAACAAATGATTTAAGGGAAGCAGAGAAACTGCAAAAGGCTGGTGGGCATTTAATAACAATCAAAGGCTCTGAAATACCCTTTGAACCCAAAACATATATCTTTGAGGAGCATATAGCTATCGCTAAGAAAATGCTAGAAGGCAAAGAGGATGTTGTGGAGGTTGAAGAAGTAAAGGACGAGATTGAAGATGAAGTTGTAGACAAGGAGATTATTGTTGATAAAAAATCTAAGTCAAAGAAAAAAGGTAAAGGAGGGGAAAAATGAATAAGTTTAAAACTATGTTAGCGATTCTAGCACTTATTGTAGGATTGTTTTCTATGCCTGCTATGGCAGAGATAGGAGATGTAACTGCTCTTGTTAATGAAGCAGGAACAGAGGTCTTTAGTATAGACCAAGATGGAGTATGTACTTTAATATCGGTTGTAGTGCCTACAGTTGGAACACACGCATTAGACATAGCTGGAACATGGGGCGTGGGTATTGATGGTGGGGCTATTGTGATTGGGGACTATTCCAATGCGATAGCATTTGGCGAAGTCACTGAGCACGTAGTTGGTCTTTGTGTCAATTTGTCTGGAAGCACGGATGATACATCAAACTTCATACCAATTCACGGCAAATTCACCACGACTGCTGACTGTATCACGAACGCAGGGGCTCAGGCAATTTATGGACGGATTGAAATTAAGCATAACTTGTCCAGTTCCTATGCTGTACGTGGGTCTATTACAATGAGTGGTGCTCCAGAAGTCAACCAAGTATATGGTATGTTTTCAACGATGGCACTGGCTGGATGTAATCTTGCGGAAACTGGTCAAGTAGCTGGTTTAGCAATCGAACTTACAGGGTCAGAGGACATTACCACATCAGGTAGTTATGGTAAGGTTAGCGGTATTCGTATTGCTTGGGAACACACCAATGCCATGACGGTTGATACCTGCGGGATATACACATCTGTAAAGACTGGTGCAACACTTGATTCTGGATATAGGATGAATGCTGCTGGTTCTTTGACAAGTTCGTTTCATTCGTACAACAGTGGCTCAGCTCCGACACAAGCATTGAAGATTGAAGGCGCACACACGAATGCGTTTTCATTCCCAGCAATCGGAACAGCACCCGTAGCTGAATATACCACAGAAGAAGCCCCAACAGGAAAGATAAAAATTCAGGTTGGAGGAGCAACAAGGTATCTTGCATATTGGGATTAAGCTATAAAGGGTTTGTGGGGAATTACCTAATAAATATTCCCCATTTTCATAAAGGAGAAGTTGAATGAAAAAGATAAACTTAGTTGTGATAATCGCACTACTGTTCGGTGGACTTTGTTTTGCCGAGTATGTTCCATGTAAGGTTAGTCTGAATTTGTTTGAAAGGATCATAGTTTTATCTCTTTTGCCAGAAGAAGGTAATTTTGCAACACTAAAGATAGTCAACGAATTAAAAATGGAACTTGCACCAACAGGAGACGAATACGCTAAAGCTGGATTATTTACTTTAGAGAACGGAGGAATACAGGCTAAAGATTGGTTTGCAGTACCTGAAAAGATAATATATCTAGGGGAAATTTCAGAGGGAATTGTTGTAAACGCTTTGAAGAAATTAGATAAAGAAATGAAGTTAAGAAATGAACACATGACTGTTTATGCAAAGTTTATAAAGGAGTAACTTATGAAGAAATACTTTTTAATTGGATTATGTTTACCGATAGCCGTACTTCTCATTCTAGGTTTTACGTCTAGGAAAGACTATCTACCACACAACCTAAGTAGCGCGATAATTTGTAAAACACTTTCAGCAGCACAGAATAACTATGAATTGCTAGAAAATGTAACAGGTAGGACTTATGTTATAGATAGTATAATGTTCAGTGCTTTAACGGCTACATATCTATATCTTAATGATTCTGCTACTGCTGGAGAATGTGAGTATGGTTATGTTTACGTTCCGGCTACAGGTACTTTTTTAGATAGAGATGTTTGTTTGAAACTGGAAAAATCAGCAGGGTTATATGTTAATTGTGGGGGAGCAAGTTATATTTCAATATCTTATCATTTAGAATAAGGAGACGTTATGATTGCTTATTATGAGATTCAAAAGCGTGTCCTGAGCAAATTTGATTATACTCTCTCAACTATGACAGATACAGAGGACTTAGCTACTCTTGACCTTGCTAAATTCTATATAAATTTAGCCTTAGAAAAAGTCTATGAACTCAATATGCCATGGATGAAGAAAGAAGGCTATATAAGTCTAAAGGCTTCATATTCCACAGGCACACTTACAGCCACAACAGGTTTGAAAACTCTTACCGGTTCAGGCACAACTTGGCTTCGTGCTATGGAGGGTCAGAAGATAATCATTACAGACGGCACAGATGGTGATGTAGTTTATAGACTTAATGATTATTCCTCTGCAACAGGCTTTACACTAGATACAGACTATATAAGCGCAGGTGGAGCAGGACTATCTTATGCTATCTATTATGATAAATACACGTTACCTAAAGACTTTAAGACATTATTTATTATGCAAGATGTTGATATGCTCAAAGATTATTACAATGACGATAACTACTTACTTTCTACAGCTTACACGGATGGTAAACCAAGAGAGATGAAGTTTTTAGGATTATCTGATAAGGCTTATTATGATACAGGCACACTAGCCATAACAACACTGTTAAAGGCGGTTGTTGGCACTTCTACGGCATTTGACGATACAATGGTAGGCAGATATATACAAATAGGCACTTATGGGCGATTATACAAGATTACAGCAGTAGCGGACGCTAATAACCTGACAATAGATAAAGCGTATGGTGGAGATACTCAAACTGCGGCAGTATTTAAAATAGATCCACCCGGACTACAAGAGGTTAGGTTTCATTCTGCACCATCAACGGCTCAAATCATACCATATACCTACTGGCAGAAATATGAGAGATTAGTTGAGGACGCAGATATAGCACCATTATCTAGTGATTCAGTTCTTGTTTTAGGCGGTATTTTTTATTGGTATCAAAACATAGATTCACCTTTGACTGCACAAGCAGAGCAGAGATTTAATCAAGAAATAGCAAGTATGTCAATGACAAATATAGCAGTTGGGCAAGAATCTGCACCACCTGTATTTGATTAGGAGAATAAAATGACTAAAAGACGAACAGGTTATGGACTTAAAGACGGTTCAGGGAGAGGACAGGGTAGAGCAGGAGGAGCTAGAAGAAACAAGACAACTAAATGTAGACATCCCAAACTTAGAAAGAAAAGATAATGCCAAGTCAAACGATTGATAGGTTTCTAGGAAGTACAACGAAAGGAGACAAAAAAGACATCAGTGAGTATTCATGTATAAGGCAAAAGAATATGGTTTGTACTCAAGGGCAATTTTCTACACGTTCGGGGTATAAAAAGATAGTCAATACAGAATATGGTACGAGAATAAACCTTTTATATTACTTTAAAATGCCAACTGGAACAACTAAGACTTTAATATGTTCGGGAGGAAGTTTACATAGTGAGTAGTCAGAGCCTTAAAACCTATGACGGAATGATATGTGAGGGGTCAGATAAAGCAATTCCCGAAGCTAATTGTGTTCGCCAAAAGAATATGATTTGCCTTGAGAATAAGTTTTTGACACGCTCTGGCTATAAAAAATATAATTCAATACCTTATTCAGGGCATATAAACCTAATATACGAATTTCATAGAATAGCAGGCGGTACTTTGAATATAACAGCTTTTGGTAATAGTCTATTTGTAGGAACACCAACCTATACTTCCGCACCTGTGGCAAACGCTGGAGCAGACCAAGTTGATGTAGTTACTGGTGCTACTGTTATGTTGAACGGTACTGCCAGCGAAAGAGCAATAAGCTATTTGTGGACACAAACAAGCGGAACGACTGTAACGCTA